ATTCGTAGAACTGTCGGTCGTCACCGTTCCGGCTTACGAATCAGCGCAAATATATTCAGTCGCCGCCTCATCACCCGATGAAAGCGAACCCGACGAAACCGAAACCCCAACAGAAACAACCCCAACACCATCCGAGGAGGATGAAATGTCAGAATCAACAACCGTTGAAGCCGCAGTTGCGACTCAACCCATCTATGCAACCGCCGTCAAGCGCGACGCAAAACTGCCGACCGCTGTCGAATACTTGAGTGCTGCCATTGCTGGCGGAACTGCTTGGGAACGTATGCACGAAGCACTTCGCGCCGCAGCTCCCGACGTGGTCACCAGCGACACACCCGGTGTGCTCCCCACTCCAATCCTTGGACCTGTCTACAACAACTTCATTGGCCGTCGCCCTGTCGTTGATGCAGTAGGTGCTCGTTCAATGCCGGGTGGAGGCAAGATCTTTATTCGTCCCGAAGTCACGACTCACACAAGCATTGGTGCAAGCCTCGCCGAAATGACCAACCAGTCAGGTACTTTTGTGGTGAGTTCAAACCAAGTTACAAAGCAAATTTTTGGTGGCTTTGTGAACGTGTCCGAAGCCGATCTGGATTGGACCGATCCCGCAATCTTGTCTTTGTTGCTTGACGACATGGGCCGTATCTACGCAAACGCAACCGACAACTACGCAGCCGACACTTTGGTTGCTGGCGCATCGGTCACTAGCAACTTTGCCGCTGCATCTGCACAAGATCCGTCGTATTGGGCCGCTTGGATTTCAGGAAGGGCACAAACAATCCTTTCGTCAAGCAACGGCAACTTGCCTACCCATCTCTTCCTCAGTCCCGACTGGTGGGGCACCCTTATGGGCTTGAGCGATACATCGGACCGTCCGTTGTTCCCACAGATCGGACCAATGAACGCTTTCGGCAATCTTGCACCCGGTCAGGTCAACGGCAACGCTTTCGGTTTGCAAGTTGTAGTTGACCGCAACTTTGCAGCTGACACAGTCATCGTTGGCGATGCATCTGGTTACGAAGTGTTTGAACAGCAGAAGGGCGCAATCTCGTTGGACAACCCGTCCACCTTAAGCCGCACCATTGCGTTCCGTGGCTACTTCGCCGCCTTGATGATTGACAACACCAAGTTCGTTAAGGCTGCTTTCGTCTGATAGACGGAACTGAGTAGAGAGACTGCACCATGGCCACATTCAGCGTGACGCACCACCAGCGTCTAGACGATGTTGCTGTGGTGCAGACCCTCGAATCAACCGACATTACAATCGGTCAGACAATCACACTTACTGGACTTGGTCACGGTCTTAACGGCACACACATTGTGATTGCTGTACCGGTCAACTTGTTTGCTGGCGTTAACGAAGCAGGCGACTTGCTGTACGACGAAAACGAAATCATTGTTAACCAGTTGATGTTTCAAGATGTTGGCGACGATCTAGAACGATCCGCTGCCGACCCGTTTGGAACTTTGACATGGACCTTGACTTGTACATGGACAACAGTAAACGCAGTGACAGAATTTCTTGGGATCGCGTCGGCCACGGCAAATGACACCGCGTTCCTCACTACTTGTGTCGCAGCTGCAAACTCCTGGTGTTTTCGTCGCAGGGTCTCCGCTGGCTACCACGATAGTTTGACCAGCGCACCAGACGCCGCAGCACTGCTTGGAACCACGCTCTATGCGGCGGGCTTGTACCGTGAACGCGGAACCACTGGAGACAGTTACGCCTCGTTTGGTGACATGACAGGACCACCGCTGATGACCTTGGGTCGAGTCAACCAATTGCTCGGCATTAAACGATCGCAGTGTGCATGAAATGGCAGGAATCTTCACGGACACCATCAACACGGTGTCAGCGTCGCTCACAGCGTTGGGACTCAAGCCTGTTACCGATCCGCGCAACGCACGACCGCTCACCGTGTTTGTGGAGTTACCGACGTTCACGTGTTTTAACAACCAAGTCGCCGATATCACAGTTGATATCCGAATCCTTGGAGCGCCACCCGGCAACCAAGATTCAAGCGACTACATCCTCGGCGTCGTGGACACAATAATGGACAGCCCTATCGCCGTTTTGAGTGGCTCACCGTCGCTCGCTCAAATCGGGTCACAAGAACTACCCGCATATGATCTCACAATAAGAATCGGCACACGCCGCACATAGAAAGAAACACATCATGACCGCAACAGTCACCTACCTAGCCAACCCCACCGTAACCGTCACAGCACCATCAGCAATGACGTTGACTGATCACTGCTCTGCAGCGACTTTGACGCTCACCGCTGAAGCACTTGAGAACACGGCCTTCGGTCAAACCTCACGCACCTTCACCGCTGGGCTTTACAGCAATGAGCTCACGCTCACACTGTTCCAGAGTTACGGCGCAACTGAAGTTGAAACGATGCTGAACTCAATGTTCGGCGTGATCTCTACAATCGTCATCAGTCCTGCTGGCTTAACTGAGTCCGCTTCGAATCCTGAGTACACCTTGACAGGTTGCTACCTAGCGACCGTGACTCCCATTTCGGCGACCGTTGGCGAGTTGTCAGTTGTTGAGGCCGTGTTTATGGGCGGAACATTTGCCCGCGATGTAACGAACCCCTGATCTATTAATCCGATCCCGACTAAGGAGAACCCATGAAATTAACACTTAGCGTCCGACTCACCGATGGTGAGACTTACCAAGTAATCACAAACCTGTTTGTGATCATTTCGTGGGAGCGTAAATTTAAACGACGAGCATCAGATCTTGCGAACGGGATCGGGATGGAAGATCTAGCCTTCATGGCCTACGAAGCCAGTAAGCAACAAGGTCATCCAGTCCCGATCTCATTTGATGAGTTCGTCAAAAAACTAGAAGATTTAGAAGTTGTGGAGACTGCGTCTGCAGTCCCTACGCAGGAGGCCACCGACGTCAGCTAGCAGCTCTGCTAGTTGAGACTGGGTTCTGGCCTCCACAAATAACATTTGAGACAGAGGATCTGGCAACTTGTGTGCAGATCATAAACGAGCAAAGAAAGAAAACCTAATGGCTGCAGATGTGAGACTTGATACTTACGGTCTGCAAGACGCATTGAAGAAGATGCAGAAGATTAATCCTGCAATGCGTCGCACTTTGCTTAAAGATACAAAGGTCGCGGCTCAGCCTTTGGTGGATTTGATTAACAGTCGAATCCCAACGACACCACCATTAAGCGGGATGAATCACAACGGTCGCACCGGGTGGAAAAACGCCAAGAAGGTGCAGATCTCGTTGAATACTCGCAAGCCTCGCAAGGGTTCGGCGACTGCTGGCGCTGAACAGATCGCAGTCGTTCGAGTCGTCACCAAGGGCGCACCTGTAGCGATCACTGACATGGCTGGCAAGGCTGGCGGAACAAAGTCACGCCGAGAGCCAAAGTACCGCCGACCTAACTTTGACTCAGCTCTTCAGGGTCAACCGTCGCGCTATATGTGGAAAGACGTGGATCAGATGGTCGCCGAAACTGAACGGGCTTTGAAGCCGATCATTGACCAGTTCATGGTTGATGCACAGAGAGAGTTCAACTGATGGCTATTAACCTCCCAATCATTTCTGAGTGGAATCCCAAGGGCATAGATAAAGCAATTGCCGACTTTAAAAAACTTGAGACCAACGGCGAGAAGGCAGCGTTCGCGATTAAGAAAGCAGCAGTCCCTGCAGGTCTCGCTATCGCAGCTCTCGGCACTGTCGCTTTTGATGCTGTCAAAGCGTTCGCAGAAGATGACGCTGCAGCCCAAAAACTTGGCACGACTCTCAAAAACGTCACCTACGCAACCGACGACCAGATCGCATCCGTGGAGCAGTTCATCACCAAAACTTCTATGGCCGCCGCTGTCGCCGACGATGAACTTCGCCCGGCACTCGACAAACTCGTGCGAGGCACTGGCGATGTTGCTCAAGCGCAAGACCTGCTTAGTCTTGCGTTAGATATTTCTGCGGGCACTGGCAAAGATCTTGGCGCTGTTTCTGACGCTTTGTCTAAGGCTTACAACGGCAACTTTACAGCCCTCAAGAAACTTGACCCAGCACTTGCCGCTTTAATTGAAGAGGGTGCGGACGCTGACGATGTGTTTGGTCGTCTGGCTGGGACGTTTGAGAATCAAGCCTCTACTGCAGCAAACACAACTCAAGGCAAGATGAAAAACCTTGCAATCCAGATGGGCGAACTGAAAGAGTCCATCGGTCAAGCGGTTGTCCCTCTTGCAAA